TCACTTTTCCCCAATAACCGGACGATCCAGCGTCGGGCTGATTTGCACCTTTCTGTCGTAGATAAGCACCTGACTTTCAGTTTTGTGACCGCTAAAAATCTGCTTATCCCTGCTACTCCCCTCAAAATCAGAAATGGCTTTTGCCTTGATATCGTGAAACGTGTAATCCAGTTGTCGGCCCAGTTCGCTTTGTGCGGCACGTACGGCCTTTAGCCAGCGGTTATTGAATGTCTTGCGGATGAACTGACCACGATCGTTGTTATAGATAACCAGTGCGTCAGGTGAGAGCCTCGGGCATTCTGTCTGTGCCGTTTCCAGCGCCTGCCGAAGGCGGGGCGTCCACACCTTAATTTGCTTTTTCCCTGTCTTACCCTGCTGGATAAAAATCCCCTTGTCAGATATCTGCATCCAGCGCAGAGCGAGCACATCAGCTTGCCGGGCTGCGCACAGGTACGATATTTCCATTGCTGCCCTGACGACGTGATCTGCAAGTTTATAAATCGCCAGGTAGTCTTCGTCAGTGATGTATTGCTCGCGGGCCTTGAGAGAGAATTTACTGACGCCGGCGCACGGGTTTCCCTTAACGTAACCGCGTTCGTATCCCCAGCGGTAAACACGCGACATACTGCTCATTTCCTGGTTAGCCTGATTTTTACTTTGCAGGCCACGACGATCCATAAACTGACGAACGTCTTCCGGTTTTATTAAGTCAGCTTTAACTTTACCGAATACGGCAAGTAGTTTTTTCTGATGTTGCAGGTAATCCCGCTGGGTTCGTATTGCAAGCTCGGTGTAGTAGGCGCTTTTTAGAAACATCTTCCAGAGCTTTTCGAACGTCATCACATCTGAATAATTGCGTCGTTCTTCCTCGTACCGTTTCCATAACGCTGACATGGTGAGGGTGATTGGTCCAAGCGTCACGGTTTCCCGTGAGGTGGGTTTGTAGTAGTAACGCGTTCTGGTTTTTGATACGCGCGGGGGTAGCCGGTTATCACCCGGATCCTTTCTTCTGCGCCCCATTTAAATAGCTCCAAAATCGGGTTTCTCTTCTGTACTGGTCTGCACGGCGATCTGTCCGTTCAGTACAGCGTTGATATGTGTCCAGGTAACCATCGGGCGCCCTTCCCGGTCTGGAATGTACGAAACGCCGCCACGGTCCAGTATTTCCCGTTGTTTGGATGGTTTCTGATAGCCGGTAAACTCAATCAGTTCAGCGTCTGTTAGCAGATCGTTTTCTCTGGTCATGTTGGTCTTTCCTCATCATCCGGTACACAGCGTCGTCAGCATCACTGCAGGCGCGTTCGATGTCGGACTGGGTCAGTGTCTTCTTTCGTACGCTTGCCGATAACCGGCCAATCTTTATATCGAAATCTGTGAGCAGAGTAGCTCCGGGTTGCCATCGCAGCATTGCGACCTCCTGTGAATAGTGAGGCCGCAATGCTAGCGGTAGCGGGGTTTTATTTCTGATTACGCTTAATCAGGTTTGCAGGGAGGAATGCGCCTTTCTCACGCGTAACCTTCACGTTTTTCGGCAGATGCATACCCAGTTCACAACGGCTTCGGGCTTCAATAATGCCGTTACTACCGTCAGGGAAAACGACATGTACCGCATCGCCACGTTTGAGGGATAGTTTCAGCATATCAGCGCACCTGCAATGAACGTTCGCCTATCTCAAGATGGGCGCCCGGTACCGGGTTTAACAGTTCGGCAGGTACTTCACCGCCATCAGCAGTGATTTGCGCTGCGGCAGCTTCCGCAGCCTCGATTGCCTCTTTGATGGCTTTTTTGTCCGGGGCGATAATCGTTTGAACATTTACCAGATCATCAGGCAGTAGCTTTTCGTTATCGATCACAACGCTGACGCTACCTTTACGGGCAGTGAAAGTGTTTTTAGGCGTCTTGAGCTTATCCAGATTCGCGGCCATAAGGCACGACAGAATATATTTCCGCAGAGTTTTATCTTTATTTTCGAAAGACTTTTTGCGCTCCGCCAGGCGCTTCATTTCCTCATCACAGGTTTTTGCATGTCCGAGATTATTGCGAGCTATTACCATGATGGCGTCCAGCTTATCCGACAGTGCTCCTTCAATGCCTTCCAGAGTATCGGTGATCATTTCTAGAGTCAGTTCATCTGAGCTTTCCAGCAATTGCAGCAGGTTGGTATAGTCGGCAGCTAACGCGATTGCAGTAGTCATTATGCTTTCTCCTGTACTTTTTTCAGTTCGGCGATACGTCCATCTTTGATAGTTGTCAGGCGACGCAGACGCCCACCTAAGTAACGGGCATGCTGTGTGTCACCTTTCGCCTCTGCATCCTTGCGATGCACCTCCGCTTCGCGAGCAATCGAAGAATAGACCTTGTTGATCTCGTTCTCTGATACAGCAGATGCAATGGTGTTAGCGACTCGGGTCAGTTTGTCGTCCAGTTCCTGACGTACACGGGCGGCATCCTCGGCGTTTTCGCTGGCATTTTTGAGCGCGAATTCTTCTTTATTTTTCTGGCGATATTCCGGGTTATCGTACAGGCCCATGAAAATATCAGCGCAGAAACCAAGTGCAGACAGCGCTTTTTTGGTTGCGTCAGTCAGTGATTTTTTTGTCGCTTCACCATCGCAGATAGGGCCGTATTTACTGCCGTAGATATACGGGGTACACCCGAATGAAATCTCTTCACCGCGCGCACCATTCCGGATGTACCAAAGTCTGATTTTGATAACGTGGTGTTTCTCTGTCAGGATGCCGCCGACACCGTCGGGGATAAACTCCCATGTATTGTTTCCGTCAGTCCCTTTGACTGTGCGAGTAATTGGCGCGCCATCGTCAAAGCGTTCCTCCAGAATATCGACACCCCAGCCGATACCTTTCGGACCAAATTCGCGGGTGGCGATCATGGTCATGTAGGTGCCATTGATTGAGGTTCCACCGCCATTCACAGAGAACGCAGTAGTAAAACGCTCATCCGTTTTGAAGACCTCTTTCCACAATTCCAGGTTGTCGCGTTCAGTAGACTGCATTTCGTTGATGCTCTGAACCAGTTCAGATGCCTGCGGGAGCTGCTCTTCACGTTTAACGCGCTCGACAAGTTGATCCGCATCCTGAACGAGATTTTTTACTTTATCGCTCAGCTTTTCTTCCTGCTGGTCAGTTTCGTCATGGTTCGTTGCATAAACGCCGTAACCCATGCTATTCAACGTTTCACGGGCCTGTGTTGCGTGGTCTTCTGTAACTGAACTTTGTTCGTTCACTTCCGCTTTTTCACCTTCATTTGAGGTGGTTTCAGACAGCAGATTATCAACAGAGAACATTCCATTGCCGAGGTTTGATACCTGCGGTTGAGTATCGGTTTTAACCCATTTCTTATCGTTAGGGTCACTGATGCCTTCGACATAATCACCGCGCTCTGCCGCAAGCAGTTTGCCGGTTTTATCCGCATCAGTATCAGCACACTCAAACTGACCATTTTCAGCCAGCCAGGAATCAATATGCCGCCGCAGTGACTCAGGAAAATGGTATGTATCTTTAGCAGGTGCATTCTGAATAACGCCAAATACACTAGGTCGGTCATACTTTAGGATCTGCACTGTTGTACGTAGTGCCGCTGACCAGCGTTTGAAATCTTCGCGGTCTTCTTCAATGATGTGTTCGGCAGCACGTAGCGCGCGAACTGAAACTGTTTCTGTGAAATTAATCGGGAGAAGGGCGAGGGCAATTTCCTGATCCAGTGTGGCATAAGAATGCTTATATCCGCGCTGTGGTGCTACTTTGTTACTGCCATTGTTGACACCATCATTATCCAATGCGGTATTTTCCGGCAGCATTTCTTCACGCTTACTAGGATTCTCCAGCCAGCGTTTAATGAATTGTGAAATTGCTGCCTTACCCGGTGTCTGGCCTTCAAATTTAGCGAAGATGGCCTGAATCAGATTGTTTAACCCCTCAACATGCATGTGACGAACGGGTTCGTTATTTTCCAGGGCATGAAGAATATTAGAATTCAGCCGATCGTCATCATCAAACGGCTCGTGGTTATTTTCCAGATTATCGAGATAATCCAGCACCTGAGAGTAAAGTACACCGTCAATGGGGGAATTACTGAACATAAGAACGGCAATGAAGCGTTCACGAGCTGGCAGCTTCGTCAGATCGATTATCTCATCGTTGGCAGGCAAATTTGGGGTGCTGGTGTCTGATTCGTTGGCAACCCACTTTTCCCCGTCGAATGTGTTCGCCTGAGCAAATTGCTCATCAAATTTACCGACGTCCGGACGAGGCTGACCCTCTGAATCTTCCCAGATTTTAGGTTTAAAATAGTTGTCGCCATTTGCGGGATAATGCTCCCAGAGTTTGCCGATGATGATACTTTCAGCGACTTTTTTATTTGGCGCTTCGATGCTGATTGCCAATGCAACAGCACCATCTTTGATAGCCGATTTCTTCGGCTCGAACAGACAGTTGTAAATTGTCACTTGGTCTTTCCTCTTTGGTTACTGGCGCTGGTCTGGCACCGGTTGATCAAAATGGGATGTCGCTTTCCTGAACAGGAGAGTGATCGATACAAAGTAGCTGTTGAATTTTGTCGTCAACCTGGGCTATCTGACTTTGTGCCAGAGTTGCGATTTTCTCTTTCTGGTCACGCAGCTGGTCGACCTGCAGAGCAATAATGTCGAATGGCTCTGGTTGGTTTACGTCGATGGAGATATTGCGCGTTTCCAGCAAGACATATTGATCTGGAAAAGAGCGTGACATGTCACAGGTGGCGACAATGATTTTTTCCTGAGAAAAAGTGTTGGCGTTGTAATGGATGTACAGCTTTACAGGAATGGTAAGCGCTTCCATAGCGGCTCCTTACTGATGTATAATTTGAGCCGATCAGCGGCTCATGTCGTTGGTCTTTCCTCGGTACAGGGTTGGTCCCCTGTACCACCTCCGGGTGGTTTGGTCACCGTCCCGGGTAAAGAGACCCACTTCGGTGGGTTTTTTTACATCTGTTGCCCGTCTTTCCGGGCTGTCAGGGCTGGTCATGCCCGAGTTGGTCTTTCCTCTGTGCTCGTTGCTATGTGAAAAAATGTGCCCACCGTGGGGGCTGGGCAAAGACTACACACAGCAATTTTGGATTCATTGCGGTCTTTCCCGCATGTCATCGTACTGGCGGCGACCCGCGAATTCGTTGCCTGTCTTTCCAGACTGTCAGAACGTTTTTCTGAACAACTGCCGCGTGGTTAGTGCGTCGTTGATGAAATGTAATTTAGATAAATCTAACGACATGATCAACATAAAAATTAGAAAAAACGAACAAAAAGGACGTGATAAACACTATTTTATTGATATAAAAGGAATTATTTTTGTTTTCTGGCTTGCAGCAATTCTTCAAATAGACGATTAAAACCATCTACTTTTTCGCGAAGTTCATTCAAATGCCGCTCTTTTTCTGACTCAGGCAGGGCAGAAAAGAGGGAAAGGAGTTCTATTTCACGTTCATCTAGTGCTGGTGGGGTATCGACTGGGTCGCCAGGTGTCGCGGATTCGTCACCATAAAGTATCCATGTAGGGCTACATTGAAGGGCATTACTTAATGCGAAAAGATTTTTCCCTCCTGGTTCACTGTCACCGGTTTCCCACTGAGAGATAGTGACGTGCGCGACTTTTACCAGCTTCGCGAGTGCGCGCTGTGTCAGCTTAAGATCTTTTCTACGCGCTCTGATGCGCTCACCGGGCATTGTCATAGTTAGATAATTCTAAATTTCCTTGACTTCGTTATCTCGAACACCTAATTTGTTAGAAAAAACTAACATCAGGAGGTTTTATGTTAACAACAGATGCAATCAAATATTTTGGAAGTAAGCGAAAACTCGCTGAAGCTGCGGGGGTTAAGGCTCCTACAGTCTATGCATGGGGGCGTCTGGTACCTGAAGGTAAAGCGGCCCGTTTATCGCTGATAACTGGTGGTGAACTGGTTTATGACCCGCAGGCCTACCAGATGCCAGCAAAATCAGCTTAACAAGAGGCGTATTTAAAATCTGATTAAGCGTAATCAGGTTTTCAGCGACAGGAGACGCGAACGAGTGGAAAACCTCGACGAACTGAAAAGAGAGATCTTCAACTGGGCTGCGGAACGCGGGCAGGAACATGTTGCCATCGAGATAACCCGTATGTGGTTTCGGATGGGGGGCAATACCAGCTCTGTGAAACTGCACCAGATGGAGGATTCGAAAGGTAATGCCGACTGGCGGGCTATCAACAACAACCGGCAGCAGATTTTTCGCTGGTTACGTGGAGAGACTAAAGCGGCGAGAACCAAAACCAAAGCGCTGGCCAAAGCGATGGAAGCTGCACTGCCTGCGGAAAGATACGCGCAGCTGGGAATGACCACTCAGCATTTAATTTGCATTGCGATCCGTGATTTCGCCGCCGCAATTATCGCGTTGTTACTTGATGCCAGGGATCGACCCCAGCGGATAGCACAGGCATTACAAGCCATACAGGAAACACAGCGCCTGACCAGCGTTTAACTTGTATCGAGGAAAGACCAACATGCTGACTTCAATCGACCGCATTACATGGCGGAACGGATTTCGATTAAATGGGGTGCCAGCCACCCTGGATGATATCGAAGATATTTTCGAAGGCCGTCGCGCAGCTGCACTAACTATCTGGGCGCAGTATGAAAAACTGAAAGAAGAATTCCGCGAAATGGAATTGTTACCTGAGGAATATCAGGCGGCATGCCGTCAAATCGCCGAAACACTGGGGATTTGATTATGAGCATGACTCTGATGGCCAAAGCGATGGCAATTAAAACCGGAAACCCTATCCGCAAGCTGGTGCTAATAAAACTGGCTGATAATGCGAATGACAACGGCGAATGCTGGCCGTCGTACAAACACATTGCAGATCACTGCGAGTGCAGCAAAAGCGCCGTACGTGATCACATTGATGCATTGATCTCTATGGGGTTATTGGCAAAAGAGAATCGTATCGGCACGAATAACGGCAAAGGCAACACGTCGAATGTGTATTACCTCAGTCTGGATAACCCTGTGCCGCCAAAAAGCATAGCCCCTATGCCGTCAGAAAACACAGGTATGCCGTCAGAAAGCACACCCCCTATGCCGTGTGGCGGCACCAGAACCAGTCACTCTTTTGAACCAGTCAATGAACCTAAAGATCCCCCTAACCCCCAAATGGGGGAAAGCGAAGACCGTATTTTGTCTGACGCCCAAAAAGCGCTTGAGTTTTACAACGAGAAAACCGGCACTCGCTGCCGCGACCTGAAACCGTTTGTGATGATGCTGACGGCAACCACAACCCGGGAAGGTTACACCCTGGCAGAAATTCAACTGGTGATCCGCTGGGTGTTAGCCACATGGCGCCGCCGTGGTGACAGTCTGCCGAAACCGGCGAATATCTGCCGCGTTAAACGGTTCGATGGTTATCTGGCTGACGCTGAGGCATGGGCTGTACTGGAAGCTGAAATTGATCCGGAAGCTGTCATGAGCGGATACAACGAAATTTTCGCTGATACGTTGCCAACAGCAGAGCTTGATGATGATCGCCGTCGAATGATTACCAGACTTGCCGCCCACATGAAAAACAAAACAACGGGTGCATTTCTCGGCTACTTCGAAAAATTCCGCGCTGCCGCACCGGATTTTTATTTCGGCGCAAACGGGGGATGGCGTGCAAGTTTTGATTACCTGATGAAACCAGAAACGTTGCGTAATACCCGGGAAGGTTCGCTATGACTCCTCAGGAACTGGAAGCGTGTGTGCTGGCTGGCCTGCTGAATGGCGGTGCTTCTCCTGACGCATTTGACGTGATCGCCTCCACGCCAGAGGAATCATTCAGCATTGGTTTTCATCGCCGTACATTCAGTGAGATAAAAAAACAGGCGCTGACTAACGGCATGATCGACATGTTATTCATCAGCGAAGCGCTGGGCGGTTCAAGTCTGGCTGACCTGTCTGAAATATCCCGTATCCCCGCAACAGTCCCTAACCTGAAAGGGTATGCCGGGAAGATGGTTAAGGCCTGGCGCAGCCGCGCGCTGGCGAAACTTCTGCAGGATGGCGCTGACGGCATCCGCAAAGCTGCCAACCAGGAGCAACGAGATCAGGTGGTCGAAAATGCAGTGGCGCAGCTGCTGGACATGACTGCTGATAGTGGCGACGTTCAGCCGGTACACATCAACGAGCTTTTGCCCGCTTACATGGACACAGTACAGAAACGCATGGACGGTGATGAATCCACGCGCAATTTACTGACTGGTATTGCGGATCTTGATAACGCAACAGGCGGTATTAACCCGCAGGATCTTATTGTCGTGGCTGGTCGCCCAGGCATGGGTAAAACAGAGTTTGCGCTTACCGTCGTGGAAGGTGTGACGGCAAAGGGCGGCGGCGCGTTGATTTTCAGCATGGAAATGGCGGCAGCTCAGATTGTTGAACGTTCGCTCGCTGGCGCTGGGAACCTGTCCGTTTCTCGCCTGCGTAATCCTCAGGACATGTACGACGAGGACTGGGCGCGATTGACTGCAGCCATTGGAGAACTTACAGACCGGGACATCTGGATTGTCGATGCGACCGATCTCACAGTCGAACAGATCCGCGCTATCGCGGAGACACACAAGCGACGCCATCCGCATCTGGCAATGATCATGGTCGACTATCTCGGCCTGATTAAGAAACCGAAAGCAGAGCGTAACGACCTTGCCGTAGCGCACATTTCCCGCAATCTCAAAACGATGGCTATGCGGCTACATACACCGACCTTTGCGCTCAGCCAGCTTTCCCGCGCGGTTGATGCGCGTCCGGCGGCGCAGCGTCGCCCGGTAATGTCAGACCTGCGTGATTCAGGCTCTATCGAGCAGGACGCAGACAGCATCCTGTTTCTGTACCGCGATGAAGTTTATAACCCTGAAAGCCCGGCGGCTGGTGTGGCTGAGGTCATTCTCGGCAAATGCCGGTTTGCGGCTGCTGGTACTGTGGTTTATCAGGAATTTAAAAACGGTCACTTTCTGCCAATCGATCAGCACGTCGGCAAAGAGAAGACCCGTATTCAACTGGAGGCAGCAAAACCCAGAAAACAGCAACGAAAGTATGCAGAGAAGTACAACACCGATGCATTTTAAAAGCGCCTGACCAGCGCGAAATTCAATGAGGAAAGACCAATGACCGATTTAATTTATCCGAAAGTAGCGACTGTTGATGATGCCTGTGACTGGACGAATGTAATCATCTGGCGGATGAATGCCGGTGCCAGAGCGCGCAGCCGTTCGATATATGTTCCGTGTCCCCGTCCTGTTCCGGTGCCGGGTTTAACTGCACGCGTTACACCGACAGTGAAAAAGGCGAAAGCGGCGGAGTCAACACCGCGGCGCCACGGTAAAACTCACACCGGCACAGTGATCTACTCCGGTGGCGAGAAGACAGTAAAACTTCGTGAAACTGCAACGGTCTGGACTTCGGGCAGCAAAGAAAATTACGACAAAAAAACGGGTTACAGGGTAGGGGTTACCAGCCGTTGTCGCCTGCTGCTGGATTCAATTAAACCCATAGCAACATCCCCGAAGCCTGATGTACAGCCAAAATCCAGCGAATTACCAGCGTCGCAGTTGGTGGCAATCATGAAGGGCAAAACGCTGTCATACCAGGGGATTATGTCTGCAATTAAGAAATATCACCCGGACATCAAAATTACCCTGGAGCAACTCCAGAAACGTGTCTTTGCGCTTTGCATGTCGAATCTTGTCGGCATCGAGCGGCATGATGACATGCCTGTTACACACTTCACGCTGAAAAGCGTTGATCCCCGTTTCTACGTTCACTCAGAGAAAAACATGAGGGCTTGAGGCATGGCCGGGCAATCGGATTATCTCCCGCCCGGCTTACCGTTCAATCGTGCTAAATGGCCGCAAGAGTGCCAACTCCAGGAGCATTACGACATGCGCGCCGCCGCGCTCGTTCGCCAGCTCTATGAGCGAAAAGTCACTCGGCAGACGGTTATTCAGCACATTGATGCGACGCCGGAAAGCTACCGGGAATTTTTCAGACAACGTTTAAATTACTGGCGCCAGCAGCGAGAAGGGGAAAAGAGTGAATAAAAAATACACGTTAATTTATGCAGATCCGCCGTGGGCATACCGGGACAAAGCTGCAGACGGTGACCGTGGTGCCGGGTTCAAATATTCAGTGATGAATGTTCTCGATATCTGCCGTCTGCCTGTGTGGGATCTCGCTGCAGAAAACTGCCTGCTGGCTATGTGGTGGGTACCGACACAACCGATTGAAGCACTGAAGGTGATCGAGGCGTGGGGGTTCCGCCTGATGACAATGAAAGGCTTTACCTGGAATAAGTGCGGAAGCCGTCAGACAGACAAACTGGTAATGGGAATGGGTCATATGACCCGCGCTAATAGTGAAGATTGTCTTTTTGCGGTTAAGGGGAATCTTCCTGAACGTGTGGACGCCGGAATCATCCAGTCATTTACCGCACCGCGACTTGCGCATTCGCAAAAACCTGACTTTGTACGTGAAAAGCTGGTTCAACTACTGGGTGACATCCCACGCATTGAATTGTTTGCGCGGCAGTCCTCGCATGGTTTTGACGTATGGGGAAACGAGTGTGATTCGCCCGATGTAATACTTTTGCCTGGGATCGCTGAATCAATCAAAGAACCAGGGGAGCAGGCTGTATGAAAGATGCTTTGCTAGATAGCGCATATCGAAGGTTGATTGAACTCGAAACCATTTTGTTTCCTGATATACCAGAGACGGTATGGCCAGCAGAAGTGCATATGGTTTTTTCTCAGGTAGAGAATGCTGGTGATCTCCCTGCACATCACCAGCGCTGCCTGTTGCATCACATCAACCGGATGTGGCTGGAGAAAATGCCGGTACCGTCAATTATTACTGCTGCCCGTTCGCTGGCAAGCGCGATGGAGAAATACGCGTGAGAGAAATCATTGTTGATAATTTTGCTGGTGGCGGTGGTGCGTCAACCGGCATTGAAATGGCGATCGGGCGTAGCGTTGATATTGCGATTAACCACGACGAGAACGCTGTGGCGATGCACACAACGAACCATCCTGATACGTTGCACTACTGCGAGTCTGTGTATGAGGTTCAACCAAGGGTAGCTACCGCTGGTCGTCCGGTGGCGCTTGCGTGGTTTTCTCCTGATTGCCGCCACTTTTCTAAAGCTAAAGGCGCTAAACCTGTCGAGAAAGCGATCCGCGGACTGGCCTGGGTGGTGCTGCGTTGGGGGTTGGATGTTAAACCTCGAGTCATGAAGCTGGAAAACGTCGAAGAGTTTAAAACGTGGGGGCCGCTTCTTGCTGGAGAAATGCGACCAGACCCAGCCCGCGCAGGCGAAACTTTCGAGGCGTTCATTGGCATGCTGACTACCGGCATCCCGGCGGATCATCCGGCACTGGTGGAGTGCTGTGAATTTCTGGGTATTCCTCTCGACAGCGAAGACGCCGCCAGGCTGGTAAAAGGTCTGGGTTATACCGTCGAATATCGCGAACTGCGCGCCTGTGATTATGGTGCGCCGACGATCAGAAAACGCTTCTTCATGGTTATGCGCTGTGACGGGAAACCGATAGTATGGCCGGAACCAACACACGGGGATCCGAAATTACCGGCGGTTCAGGCTGGCAAGCTGGCGCCGTGGCGCACCGCTGCGGAGTGTATCGACTGGACCATTCCTGCGCTGTCGATCTTCGACCGAAAAAAG